ATTACCGGCGTCAAGCTGACCGACCGGCAAAAGGCTTGGTACGTCGCCACGCGCGACAGCGAGTTCTCCGGCGAAGACGAGAAGATGTGGCGGGAATACCCGTCCTACCCGGAAGAAGCGTTCCAGGTCAGCACGGAAGGCTGCTACTTCACCAAGCAGATGGCGGCCGCACGAAAGGAGGGTCGCATCAAGCTGGCGCTGCCGTTGCTTCCCAACATCCCGTGCCACACATATTGGGACATCGGCAACAGCGACGGGACCGCGATATGGGTCACGCAACGGCTTGGCGGCGAGAATCGTGTTATCCGGTTCTACGAGGCATGGGGTGAGCCATACAGTCATGCTGCGCAGTGGCTGCAGGGATTGGGCGTGATATTCGGCACTCACTACCTGCCGCACGATGCTGACCACGTCAGGCAGGGCCAGAACCGCAACATCAGCCCCCGGCAAATGCTGGAGGAACTGATGCCAGGCCAGCGGTTTGCGACGGTTGACCGCATCCAGGATGTGAACTGGGGCATCCAGCAGACGCGAGACATATTCCCAACGCTGGTTTTTGACGAATCCCACTGCAAGGCGGGCCTGATCCACATTTCCGCCTACCGCAAGAAATGGAATGACCGCATGGGCTGCTGGAGCGACGAGCCTGACAAGGCTGGCGGCCACTCAGAGGCGGCCGATGCACTGCGACAACTCGGGCAAACCGCCCACTCCGACGCCAAGCAGGACGCCGGGAAGAATTTCATGCAAAAGCGCCGGAGTTCGGCGAACTGGAGAAGAACGTGAACGACATGAATTTTGGCGACGCCCTGAACGCACTCAAAAATGGCAAGCGCGTCTGCCGGGCGGGGTGGAATGGCAAGGGGATGTGGCTATACCTGATCCCGGCTGAAGTCATGGGCGTCATTTCCGTCAGGCCGCCAGCGTCAAGCAAAAATCCAAGCGAGCAGTACAAGCCCCACGCATCAATTGCAATGAAGACGGCAGACGGGTCGCTTGTTGTTGGGTGGCTTGCATCGCAGGCCGACATGCTTGCTGAAGACTGGATGCTGCTGTAGGACTGACGACATGAAATACCACGCCATCGGATACCTGATCCTGCTGGCCATGCTCTCCGGATGCTCCACGATGGCTACGCTCCCGCTTACGCCGGAGATCACCATCAAGATCGGCCTGAAGCCTGCTGTTGTCGTGGACCGGGCTGAAGTGAGCGCGGAGGAAGCGCCGTGACGGAAATCGTGCTGGGGCAGAACTTCAAGCCAGTCGGCGGGAAGGCGGATATTCGCTGCTTTCTCGTCAACGCCACGATGGACGGCACGAAGGACGCCTATCTGGTGTTCGGGAAGAAGTCGTTCGGGTTTGGCAGTTCGTATTACTTCCCCCGGCAGGAAGCCTGGCGCGTCCGTGACGATGCCGAACTGATGATGCTGTGCCACGACATTGCCGTGCAGCTGTACGGCAGACCCAACAAGCACGACGTTCGGCTGTGTGGCGACCTGCTGCTGAACAACATTGATGACCTGGTGGCGTTCCCACCGGATGACGGAATTGCAGAAGCCGCACAACTCAAGCGCCAGATGGAATTGAGTGAACTGGTGGTCAAGATCAACGACAAGGTACTGGTGGATGCGCGATGAGCCAACAATCGTTTCAACCCGCCGAGGGTGACAACCGGCAGATGCTGAATGGAACCGGCGGCGAGGATCACGATACCCATTCGTGGCTGCTGTCCATCATCGACCGGGAAACATGGCTCCAGGCCAAGACGCGCGCCCGCAAAGCCCTCGATGCCGACTACTTCGACGACCATCAGTACATGGGGCTGTCGGAGGATGAGGTGCTGGAGATGGAGGAACGTGGGCAAACCTTCCTCCAGTTCAACGAGATCAAGCCCGCCATCCTCTGGATCACCGGCTCGGAGAAGCGCACCCGGTTCGACTGGCGCATTGCCCCGCGCTCCGAAGACGACGTGGAGCCTGCCGTCCGCAAGACGAAGCTGGTCAAGTACATCTCCGACATCAACAACGTAGCCTGGAAGCGCAGCCGTGCATTCGACAGCATGGTGAAGGTGGGTGAGGGCTGGACCGAAATCAGCTACCGGCCCGACCCGTACAGCGGAGAGTTTCGCATCACGTTCACGGATGTCCACTGGCGCGAGATCATCCGCGACAGCACCGACCGCTCAAGCGACCTGTCCGGGAGTCGATACATCATCCGCTCCCGCATCATCGACCAAGAGGAGGCTGTTGCGTGGTTCCCCGGCAAAGCCGACCTCATCAAGGCAGAGACGCAGGAACGCGATGATCTGGAGTTGGAGTTGCAGAACGAGGCTTACATCACAGCCGGGATACTGAACGGTGGTGGCGGAAGCCTGTCTGCCAACCGCATGACTTATGGCAATGGGCGCATGGCTATCCGCATGTGGGAGGTCTGGTACAAGAAGACCACCCGCACGAAGATCATGCGCGGCGAAGGGGCGCTGTCCGGGACCGTATTCAACCCAAAAGACCCGCGCCATGCTCAAGCCGTGCAGATGGGGCTGGTGGACGTGGTCGATACCGTCCGCTCCCAAATGTACTGCGCCATCCTGACCCGCAACCACCTGCTGCACAACGATGTCAGCCCGTATTCGCACAACCGATTCCCTTACGTCCCCCGCATTGCGTTCATCAACGACCGCGACGGTAGCACATACGGCGTCATCCAGCCGATGCGCGACCCGCAGGACGACCTGAACAAGCGCCGCAACAAGGCACTGTTCCTGCTGTCTACCCGGCGCGTAGTCATGGACGAGGATGCTGTCGAAGACCAGAAGACGCTGGAAGAGGAAATGGCGCGTCCTGACTCGATTATCCGCAAGAAGCGCGGATCGTCGCTGGAGATTCTGGAAAACGTGCAGCTGTCGCAGGCGCATGTGGAGTTTGGCTTCCAGGATTCGGCCTATATCCGGCAGGTTTCCGGCGTGACCGGCGAGAACCAGGGCATGCCTACCAATGCAACCTCCGGCGTGGCCATCCAAGCGCGGAGTGAGCAGGGGACCATCATCACCACCAACCTGTTCGACTCCAATGCGCTGTCGTTCCAGCTGGAAGGCGAATTGATCCTGTCGCTCATCGAGCAGTACATGACGGAGCCGATGCAGTTCCGCATCTCGGGTGAGCGTGGGCGCCCGGATTTCGTGTCCGTGAACGACGGCACACCGGATGCCGACATCACCCGCAGCAAGTCCGACTTCATCGTGGACCGTCAGGACTACCGCGCCACCATCCGCGCCTCACTCTCCGAGCAGATGTTTTCCGCTGCCGGTCAGATTGCGCAGCACACCGGCAACCCGATGCTGGGTATTTCCATGATCGAGATGGGCATCGAGCTTACCGACCTGCCGAACAAGGACGAGTTGCTGGCGCAGATGCGGCGTATCACCGGATCCCCGGACCCGGCTGAACCCGATGACCAGCGCAAGCAGCGCGAGGAGGCGCAGCAGGCGCAGCAGCAAGAGCAGGACGCACTGGCCAAGCGCAAGTTGCTTGCTGAAATATCCAAGTTGGAAGGCGAAGCGAACAAGGCGCACGCCGGGGCTGACTCCGAGTCGGCACGGGCATTGCGCGACAAGATGCAGGCACTTCAGGAGGCGATGGCTTCCGCTGGGCTGGCAGCAACAAACCCCGGCATCACTGCCGTGGCCGATGACCTCATCACCAACATCAACAGCATTTTGAGTCCTCCCGGAGCAATGCAGCAATGAAAACCGAAGATATGAACACCGAAGTAAACGCGCCCGAAACTGTACCGTCTGTTCCTGAATCCACTGCTGTCCCGGCGTCTCCCGCCAAGGACGAAGACACCCGGATGGAGGGCGACTTCAGCCCCGCCGAGCAGGAAGGCCGCGACCACTACAAGAAGCTGATGGAGGCGATGGAGAGCGGCGAAGAACTGCCCGATGAGCCGGTTCCTGCTGCTGACGTTCCTCATGCCGACACGGTGGAGGCTACCGAAGCGAATGAGGAAGCCCTGTCAGGCGAAATCCTGGCCCTGACCACGCAGGCTACCGAACTGGCGACCCGGCTGGCGGATGCCGAGAACAAGGTGATTGACTTGGGCGACCAGCTGGAAAACGGCGAGATCAACCAGGCCAAATACGAAATCGAGAAGCGCCGCTTGATGCGAGACATCGAAGCCATCGAAGCCAGCCAGCTGATGACATCGCAGGTTCTGGAGCAGAAGGAAGTTGAGCTTCAGGATGCATCTGCCGCCAGCGACCCGTGGTACATCGCCGCCAGCGACTTCCTGAAAGATCCAGGCAATGAAATCTTCAACGCGGCGGGTGAGCATCACGACGGCCTGAAGAACGCCATCCAGTTCGCCGTGGGCCTGAAGGCGAACGAGAACAAGACCCCGGCTGAAATCATCGCCATTGCCAGCAACGCCTACCGCGCCATGACTGGTATGTCGGCACCGGCGGCTGCAGCTGCACCGGCGGCACAAGCCAAAGCACCCAAGCCGCAGCCCAACATACCGCCGACGCTTGGCATGATGCAGGCTGCTTTGCCAAACAACGATGATGCGCCGTATGCCCACCTGTCGAACCTGAGCGGTCCGGCTTACGAGGCCGCATACAGCAAGTTGTCACAAGACCAGCGCGATGCCTACCTGAGCAGCCTGAGCTAGCCATGGGAAAACAAACAAGATTGTTTCGAGATGTTGAAATCGGTGGTACGATTGTGATAGGCGACCACCGCATTCATCTTCTTGAGAGAAAAGGTAGTCGCAAGGTCCGAGTGGAAATCCTCTCGGACGCGATTGTCAAAGTCGCCGGGAATGACCCCGGCCCGGCGCAAGAGTGCCTCACATCAGCAACTGTGAGAGGTACTCAAGATGGGCCAGACCACCATTGCCACCGGAAATGCCCAAACTAAAAAGGCATTTGCTGGGGCGCTTTTCGACGACGCCATTTTCGGCTCCTATTGGGGTTCGACTTTCATGGCGGCGGGTTCCAAGAACCGCACCCCCAACTCCCCCATGCAGCTTGTCACCGACCTCGAAAAGGACGATGGCGATACGGTCAATTACGACCTGTATGTGCAGCTGAAGGGCCGTCCCACGCTGGAAGATGACAACCTGGAAGGCAACGCAGAGTCCCTGCGCTCCTACAGCGACAGCATCAGCGTGACCCAGATTCGTCATGCCGTGGACGCTGGCGGTCGTATGACCCGCAAGCGCACCGTCAACGACCTGCGCGTGATCGCGAAGGAAAAACTGCAGGACTGGTGGTCCCGTCTGTTCGACGAGATCAGCTTCATGCACCTGTCGGGCGCACGCGGCGTCAACGATGACTACATCGAGCCGACCACCTTCACCGGTTACGCCGGTAACACCCTGACCGCTCCGGACTCCAGCCACATCGTTTACGGCGGTTCTGCCACCTCCAAGGCATCCATCGCCAACACCGACGGCATGACCCTGGGCGTGATCGACAAGGTGATTACCAAGGCCAACACGATGGGCGGCGGCGTCACTGACTTGCAGCGTGTCGTTCCCCTGAAGATGGGTAGCCGCGAATACTTCGTGGTCATCATGCACGACTTCCAGGAACACAACCTGCGGACCTCCACCGGCACCAACGGCTGGATGGACATCCAGAAGTCGCTGGCTCAGGCGGTCGGCAACAAGTCGCCTATCGTCACCGGTGCGCTGGGCGAATATCGCGGGGCCATCCTGCACAAGCACAACAAGGTTACGAAGTTCAGCGACTACGGCGCTGGTACTAACCTTGCCGCTGCCCGTGCGTCACTGATGGGCCGTCAGGCGCTGGTTGCCGCGTTCGGCTCTCCGGGTGACGGCCTGCGCTTCGCCTGGGAGGAGAAGTACACCGACGTGGACAACAACCGTCTGGTGATTTCCACCAACTCCATCCTCAACGTCAAGCGGCCCATGTTCAATTCCAAGAACGTGTCGAGCATCGCCATTGATACCTATGCGGTAGACCCGAACGCCTAACCCGCGTTCAGGGTTTCCCTGATCCTCACGGAGAACCGAAATGACCGTTTACACCTCCCCGCAATATCAGGAGCCGATGCCTACCTCTACCGAGGCCGGTGACAGCCTGTCGTTCCGCGCCTACTGGTCGCCGTCGGCCAACACCCGCCTGCTGTCTGGTGACGTTATCCGCTTTGCGCAACTACCTGCCGGTTATGCAATCACTGACATCGTTCTGGATACCGCTGCTTGTGGGACCAGTGCGGCCGGAAAGGTAGGCATTCTGGATAGCACGACTGCGCCCACGGCTGTATCAAGCGCGGTGATTGCTACCGGCTCCCTGGCAACTGCTGCCATCAAGCGTCTGGATACTGTCGGCGCTACTGGCTACGCAGTTTCCACAAGCGACCAAGGCATTGGCGTGGAAATCACCACCTCTGCCGATTCTGGACAGGCGATTGCGGCCAACGCAAAGATGGCTGTCCTGATCAGCTACCGTCCGAAGCAGAAGGTTGAATAAGCCATGAAGATTGAGTGCTTGATAAAGCGAAAGGGTGGTTCCGTCATCACGTTTGGCCATAAGCCTCGCGAAGTGAAATACCATTTCAAGCCGGAATCCGATGTCCTTGATATGCCGCATGAGTGCGAGGTTGAAAACCCCGTGCATGTGCAGCGTCTGCTGGGCATCCCTGAAGCCTACCGCATTGCCGGTGCGCCATATCCCGATGAAGAAGATGATTCCGTTGCCGATGGCGGCAAGGCTGACGTGTATGCCGATGCGTTTGAATCGCTGCACACTGTCAACCCTGACGCTGTGGACAACAAGTGGCTTGAAGCCTTTGCCACTCGTGTTCTGGACGTATCGCCAACCAACAAGACCAAGATTGCTGAGTTCCTGAAGTCGGAATGGGCAATTGATGTCAAGCCAGCCCGCGAGACGGCTGTCGGCCTGATCCGGATGGCGCTGGTTGAGTGTGTGCGGGAAGCGAAGGCGGATGTTGAGCAGCAATCCGCTGCTGCCAAGTAATGAAAGGGGCAGGCCATGCAGTGCAGCATCGTATTGACGCAGGTACGCAAGACGCTGAACGACCCGTCCGCCGTGACGTGGACGGATTCAAGCGACCTGATACCCGCATTGAACGACGCATTGCGTGCGCTTGTCGCTGTTCGGCCTGATGCTGCCGCAGCGACTACCACCCATCTGCTGACCGCAGGAACAAAGCAATCCATCCCGACAGACGGGGTGCGGCTGCTGAAGGTTATCCGCAACAGAGGCGAAGACGGGCTAAGCAGTGCCGGACGCGTCATCAAAAAATCAGATATCAATATCCAGGACATGATCTTTCCGGAATGGCACGAACAGACCGGACAGACCACCATCCGCGAATACTTCTACGACCCCATTGCCCCGCGTGAGTTCTGGGTATATCCGCCTGCCAGTGGCGCTCCCGTCATTGGCGTGGAGTTGTCCTACGTCAAGACGATGACCGCCATTTCCGCAACGACAGACACCTTCCCGGTGGATGACTTCTTCGCTCCGGCGGTGCAGGAGTGGATGCTCTACAGGCTGCTGTCGTCCGATGACGAGGCAAGCCCCAACTACCAGGCCGCACAAGCCCACAAAACCACGTTCTTCGACCTGCTTGGCGTCAAGTCCAAGGCGGATGCCGCTGCCAATCCGGGGGTTAAACCGAAATGACCGCCGTCGCCTACACCCAATGGCTCCCCGCAGTGCAGATTCATGTTCCAGAATGCCCTACGCCCATGATCACGGAGGCTGTTCGCAGTACCTGCATCCGTTTCTGTGGGGAGTCACGGTATCTGCGCGAGGAACTGGACCCGTTCAACACCGTGGCGACCGACGAGGAGTACGAGATTGCGGCTCCGGCTGACTGCGCCATAGCTGAAATCCTATCCTTGCGCGTTGACGGAACACAACTGAAGCCGACAACGGTCGATGCGCTGGAAAACGAGGTTGTTGATTGGCAGTCGCTGACCGGGCGCCCAACCAGATACTACCAGCGCAGCCGGGCCGTGATCGTGATGAATCCGGTTCCTGCTGCTGTCTATGTTTCCCGCACCGTTGTCGCAATCAAGCCGTCGCAGGCATCTGGCGGCGTTGATGCTCGGGTGTTCGAGGAGTGGAAGGACGCCATAGCATCCGGAGCGCTGGCTTACCTGATGGCCATGCCGGGGCAGGCGTGGAGCAATCCGGAGTTGGCCGGATACCATGGCGCGCTGTTTTCGGCATCCGTATCACAAGCACGTAACCAGGCTGATGCCGGGTATTCACTGACCAGACCTTCCCGCGTTCGCCCACGGTTTCTGTGAGGATTTATGACGACCCATACCCTGACAATAACAACATCTGATTTCGGAGTCGGCGTCATTGCTGGCGGACGAGTCGTCATCGACAGGAAAAGATCGGTTGCCGCTGACCAGTACCCGGCAGTCAATGCGCTGTACACCGTAACATCCGAGACGGACGACAATGGCATTGCTACGGCTGCGCTGAAGGCTGACGACTCAAGCACTTATCACTTCATCCGCATTTACAACACATCCGGCGTTGCTGTCTATCAGTCGGTGTTTGCGATGTCTCCGGCAAACTCTGACCTGATCGACCTTCCCGATGCCTCGCTTACAGGCGCGGATGTTGTTGCTGCACAGGAGGCCAGGGATGCTGCTGCTGCTTCAGCTACAACCGCCTCCGGACATTCAACTTCCGCTGGATTGAGTGCGGCAGCAACTGCGCTGGATCTAATAGCTACGGCAGCTGACCGCGTTCAGACGGGGCTTGATGTTGTAGCAACTGCGGCAGACAGAGTGCAAACAGGAAGCGACAGGTCAGGAACACAGGCGGATGCAATCGCAACCGCTGCCGACCGTGTGCAGACCGGCCTGGATGTCATATCCGCCGCCGCAAGTAGCGTATCCGCCTCAGCCTACGCCACCACCGCAACAACGCAGGCAGGAAATGCCGCCGCATCTGCCGTTGCTGCCGACGCATCCGCTGTTGTGGCAGGATCCTACGAAGCGTCCATGACCGACGCCCTGCTGCAATTTGATGGCTGGACCGGCATCCGGCAATTCGTCACATCGGAAGGCAGTCAGGGTTACACCAGCATCTCTACCCCTGCCAGCCGCTTCACGCTCACCAAATCCACGCCGGACGTTTACGGGTTCAGCTGCGACCAGACACACGCCGGGATACTACTAACGGGATTGGTATTCAACAGCGTGATTGCGGCGGGTCAGTCTATCGAAATCACCGAAACGCTTTCCGGCACTGGATTCGGGATACATTCCGGCGCGGTGATCGGCTTCAACCCTGTTTTCCCTGCCGACCTGACGGCTCTTGCTGCCGGGTTCGTCGGCTACACATGGCGCTCCGGGTCGATCAGCGCCTACGGCCCGGACGGGTCAACCACAGCTACCGGCTACACCCCGGCCAGCGGGACCGCTCCGACGTTTGTGTCAGGCGACCAGTTGCGGATGAAGATTACCCGCAACGCAACAGGCTCCAGCGGAACAATTACGATGGCCGTTAATGGCGGGACAGAGACGATCGTCTCAGTTACCACGCTGCCCAGCGCCGCCTATTTTGTTTTTACCGGTGCGCGCATGGCCCCCAGCGCCGCCACTACAGCATCATGCGCTGTCACATCCGCCAAGACCGTCCGCCAGACAATCAGCAGCACGACTGTAATCCCGACCACGGTGACGCCCATGAGATTTCGCGGCAACTACGACCCAGCAAATACATACGCTGTGCGTGACTCTGTTGTTGCGGCTGATGGCCAAAATTGGGAGTGCGTTGCACCGTGTACTGGCATTTCGCCCTTGTCGGCTGGCTGGTCATCGTTCTGGCGTCTGCGCCCGGACATGTGGCCACCTGCTGCGCTGCCGACGTTTACAGCCCGCGCTGTGCCGACCCCATTCGCAAGCTACCCATTTTACCTGTCGCCGTACTATGACGGCACTCCGGCGACGGCGACCCTCACGGAATCAGTGATGGATACTTTTGCGCGCATCTATGCGGATCGCATGACCGGGAGCGCGGTCTATGTCAGCAACGACAGCGGCGCAAGCGACAGCAATGCAGGTACATCGACTGCTCCTCTGGCGACGATCCAGGCCGCAATTGCCAAAAATCCAACGTTGGTCTATGTCGCCCCCGGAACGTATGCGCCTTTTTCGTACCGTGATGACACACACTCCGCAGTCGTCACGCAACTGGCGGGCGGCGTTGTCAAATGGCTCAGGGTGTGGGATCGGGATACTGACACGAGCAAGCGGGTCACGATCCGCGTCACAGCTCCCGAGGCGCTGTCGGCAAAAACATGGACAGCGACCGGTGGCGGGCATACGGACGTTTATCAAGCCACTATCACAACCTCCGGCAGCAATGCGCCGCATCGGGTGTTGCGTACTGATACAAACGACTCGTATGGGTTCCCCACGCGCCTGCTGAAATGCACCAGTCTCGCCAACCTGGACACCCAGTCTGCGGGCTGGTACTGGGACTCCGTCGGCAAGGTGCTTTATATCAAGATGGGAGCTGGCGTTGACGTAAATGCGAGCAAGGCGGTGCTGGATGCGTACTGGCTGGATACTGCGGGCAACAGCCGCATTTTCATCTATGGCACGGTGCTCGCATTGGACGGCGATTTCTATCTTTCCGGTATTGACCGGGTTCCGCTCTGCCACATCACGGCCCGCGCCGAATCGTGGACGTGCGGAGTGACGAGTTTTGCGGCAGCAAGCGGTGCGTGTCGGGTGGACGGTGGATGGGTTGTGGCTGAAAACGAGCGTGGCCATGCTGCCGCAGTCGATCATCTGAACGGAAACCCGTCTGGCGGCATACCAGGGCTGCTTGTACACCATCGGTGCTATCTGACGGACTCCGGGGATAGCTCTGCTTTCCAACTGACGCCTACAGTGGACAGCAACAAGAACGCCGCCAGCGCACACGGCGGATGTGATCACATCGGCGTCGGGACAGTGGGCGAGTCCAGTTACGGGCCTGTCTTTGCCGACACATCCACGACCCTGCTGGCGGCGGCAACATGGCTTATCGGATGCGTGGGCCGGTCGTCGCAAGCGTCGCTTGAATCAGGCAATGGCGGCATCGGGTTTTTAATGCAGGGTCTTGCGTCTGCGGGCGATGCTGGCAACAGGGTGTCGTGGCTAGACGGTTGCATTGCTACCGGGAATAGCTTGTGGGGTGGATTCCAGACGGTTAATGGGACGATGAAACAGACCGGCTGTAGCTTTGTGACGGCGTCGGGGACGATCACGGCATACTCTCCGGGTACTCCGTAATGGCCATGGCCAGGGGATAGTCATGAGATTAAAGTTCCGGCAGTTCTCCGGCGAGTTTCCGCGCCTAAGTCCGTTTGTGCTTCCGGACTCCGGCGCCACGGACGCCACAAACTGCCGACTTGAGGCGGGACTCATCCAGCCGCTGTACGGAATGACAGCTGTAGCAACGCTGGCGCTGACCGGCCAGAACATCCAGGCCATCCACCTGTGGAGTGTAGGCGGCAGTGATTACTGGCTTCGCTTCAAGGATCAGGTTTCTGTCATTCGTTCGCCTATTGCTGACGATTCTTATCGTCGCATTTATTGGTCTGGCGATACTCGCATGGGCGGTTCGGTGCTGTATTCCTACACCCCGGCGGTTAGCTCCGGCGGCGGTACGGAATACCCGAACAACTATTACAAGTTGGGAATCCCTGCGCCTACCGTCAAACCTACAACGGCACTGGTGTCGGGTGTGGTCGATGGCGTCAGTACCGAGGCCCGCGCCTACGTTTACACCTATGTTGGCAAGATGGGCGAGGAGTCTGCGCCATCGAAGCCATCCGCCATCCTGATTTGCCCGTCCGGATCATCGACCGTGAATGTGTCGGCGCTGACCGTCGATGTCTCTGCCAGCACCTCCCGCGAGATTGTCAGCTTTCGGATATACCGCACCGCCGTTGGGTCATCTGGCAATGCCGAATACCTGTTCGTTGATGAGATTCTTGTTACCGACGAGTTGCCCTACGTGGACACCAAGCTGACAGACACATTGTCCGATGTCATGCCGTCTACCTACTGGACGCCTCCGCGTGACAACATGATCAACCTGGGCCTGACCGCGCATGGCGTGGCCTATGGCTCCCTGGGGAAGATAATCTGCCTGTCGGAGCCATTCATTCCCTATGCGTGGCCGATTAGCTACGAGATGACCAGCGATACCGACGTGGTTGCCATCGGCCATTACGACAGTTACCTGATTGTCGGCACCCAAGGCAGGCCGATCATGATTACCGGCATTGACCCGGCAAACATGAGCCAGCAGGAATTGCCGATCATCGAAGCGTGCGTCTCTGCCCGCTCGATGGTGAGCATGGGTGCATACGCCATCTACGCCAGCCCGAACGGACTTGTAATGGCTACCGGAGGCGGGGCAAGGCTTGTCACGGAAGGTATCATCACCAACCGCGAATGGGCGCTGATGACGCCTTCCAGCATCCACGCCTACCAGCATCGCGGCAAGTACCTGTTCTTCTGGTACACCGACTTCAACAACAAGGGTGGCGTGATCTTTGACCCGCGCAACCCTGATGCCGGGTTCATCCGCATCAATCAGCATTACGTTGCCGGGTATCGCGATGTCCCGAATGACACGCTCTACCTGATCGACAGCAGCAAGAACCTTGTCAAGCTGGATAGCGCCTCCGGATCGCCGTTGTCGTATTCGTGGAAGTCCAAGTCCGTCAGCCTTGACCGCCCCGCCTGCATGACGGTCGCCCGCGTGCTGGCTGACTCATACGAAAACCTTACGCTATCCGTCTATGCAAACGGATCGCTGCACCACACACAGGCCGTAACATCAGCATTGCCGGTGCGGATGCCTAGAAACGGCAAGATGCGGACGTGGCAGGTGAAGGTGGCGGGTACGGACCCGATACGCGAGATTGCCATAGCGGAATCCGTGACAGAATTGCAGGCGTAATGCGGTACACTGACCCCATTCGCACATAACCGGCGCAAGAGCGCCTCATCACGATGAGGGCTACTCATGGCCAATAATCCCAAGATTTCCTCGACAGCGGTCAATGCCCAGGCTGATGCGCTGTCCGACCTGCTGGATAACGGCTACCTGCGCATCTACGACGGTACGCAGCCAGCCAACGCCAATACCGCAGTTTCCACCCAGGTTCTGTTGGCCGAGCTTCGGTTCAACGCCACGGCTGCGCCCGCAGCATCCGGCGGCACCCTGACCATGAACGCCATCACGC